AGACCTTAACATCACTCTTTGCCGAAATCAACTCACCTTCATAATGAGTAATGAAGTCCGGCAAATAGCTTAAGTCAGATGTTACCTTGCTGTACCAAGTCATTAGTAGTCTTCGTCCTCGTCGTAAAAATCGTCTAGGTCAATATCGTCAAAGAAGTCATCATCATCTGATTCGTGATAATGACCGTCTTCTGGAGTTTCTAAATAGAAATCAAGTGCTTCTTTAATGTCCTTGTCACCGCGGAATGCTGACTTAATTTCATGTGCAGTAGCAACCTCTTCTTCAACGAGATAGTTGACTAGAGTTTCAGCAGCACCGTCAGTATCACCTGCTTCGATGCTCGGCTTCAATAGCTTCCAAACTTCATTGATAAGAGATAAGCTCATTCTGCAACTTCCTCTTCTTCGATTAGAGCGGTATGCTTGATTGAAGTCTTAGCTTCAAACTCATCCATGATAGCGTCAAGACAGCCATCATCGTTTGCTTCCCAACCCTTACGGAACTTCTTAATGATAGTTCCATCTAGCTTAGAATATACGAGTGAGTTACCTTCCTTGTTGAGCATCTTCAATGCTTCACACATATCAGTAAGACCTGAGTAAGGACTCATGCCCGTTGTGTAAGGAATCTTGACTTGAACAGATTCAAACGGCTTTGCGTAACGAGTTTTCATTACCTTACAAGCAGCACGAATACCATTAACCTGACTCACCTTGTTGCCGTCTTCGTCTTCCTTAAGCTTGAGCTTCTTCATAGCAACAACAATAGATGATGCATAGATGAAGCCCTGACCACCTGAAATCTTATCATCAGGGTCAAACATATCTTGTGATGCATAAGTGTGATTAGTAGCAACAAGACCAACATTATTTGAACCAAACATGTTTACACAGTTACGAACGAGTGAGGTCAGTGCCTTAGGCTTACGACCCATGTCACCCTTCATATCACCTGCTTCGAACTGATTAACATCAGTCGGAGTGAGCAACATACCGAGCGAGTCAATGACGAACAGAACCTTAGGCTTGTCTTCTTCATTCATAGCTTTATAGCCCTTCATGAAGTCAGAGATAGTCTTTGCAACGTCATCAATCATTGCCATGTTCATCTTGAGGAGCTTGTCTTCTCCTGTGTCAACACCTAATGCATGAAGCCATGATTCATCAAGTGCGTTTTCACTGTCGATTAGTACAACGTAGATACCCTGTTGCTGGGCATGTTTTACAATATTTCCTGAGCAGATGTAGGATTTACCTGCACCTGATTCGCCGGCGAAGACTGTAACTTTGCCGAGAGGAATACCTTTATTAAAATCACCACTAATACGGTAATTGAGTGCATAATTGCCTGTGCTGATCCAATCAGTTGGATCATTAAAGCCAATGCTAAGACCATCGATAGCCTTAGTAATATCTTTTCGAAACTTTGAAATGTCAAACGGTTTTGCCAAAATAGCCTCCTTATCTAATAATTTTTAATAACTTATCATGTTGCGAATTTTTTTCAAGTAGTTCGGGACTATTTTCTGCAAGTTGGTCTAAGTTGTAGTCACTAGGATAGTGACGCAAAATTGATCTTGCGCGGTCACGAACAATACTTGGAACACGAGGGGTTTTACCTGGATCGCATAACTCTTCCAGCAACTTTCTACTTTGCTTAAGAGCCCTGTACCTGTCTTCTGGTGTAGTCATTGGGGTTCTCCATAAGTAATTGGGGGAGGTTTCCCTCCCCCAATCCAAGTTACTTGGTTTGACGAGCGCGGATCATTGCAAGAATGTCCTGTGCCTTGTCACTTGAAGTAGACTGTTCTGGAACCTTGATTGGTTCGTCAACTTCGAACGGAGGAGTGTCATCTGACGGTACCTGAGCATGTCCACCATGCGATGGCTGATAATCAACTACTTTCGGCGGAACCGATTCGGTAGTTGCGGTGTTTGAATTACCAGCAGGTGCATCAACACCATATGGACGATAGTATGCGCCCCACTTATCAGCGTCATAAGGACGACCATCAACCGATGCTTCGAACATTTCCTTAATGACACGAAGCTCTGACTCGCTTGGCTTCTTTGGCAAGAAGTCAGCAAGATTGAACAAGCCATGTGCTTCGATAGCAGCCTGTTCAGCTTCGGTAAGTGAACTTTCCTTACGTGCCCAATTAGAAGTAGAATAGTCAGCATAACCACCCTTAGTAGTCTTCTTAACAGTGAAGTCAAGACCACGCTGATAGTCAGTTGGCAATTCTTCAATCTCAGGATCCATCAAGGATGCTTTAATGATAGTAAAGATTTGTGGAGAGATAATAAAACGTCGAATCGGATTAGCTGGCGACGTATCATTGCCAATCGGATTAGTACGAACAAAGCCCTGGAAGAGATACGAACGCTTCTTCCAATACTTGTTAGCGAGTTCCTTAAGAGTGTCATCCTTGTACCAAGGACGAACTTCTGCGAGAACTGGGCAGTTTTCACCATACATTTCTACGCAAGGAACTTGAACAGTTACTTGCTTAACGTTGGGGTCACCCTTAACGCCATTGAAGGGGAGCTTGATGATTTGACGTTCTACCCAAAAGCCCCATTCATTGTTAGGGTTGCCATCGGGAAGGAAGCGAATAGTTGCAGTAGCACCTTCTTCCATATTCCAATGAGGATAGATTGCGTTATCAGATTGTGTGCCAGAAGACTTGTTCTGACCACGGTTTTCTTGGGCTGCCAAACGAGCCCGGATTTCTGCTAGACTTGCCATTTTGTTTTCTCCTTTTAAATGTGCCTATGTTGAGCCTAAATGTGTTTTTGTGTTTTGTTGTCGGAGACAACTACACACAAGTTATGTTATAACTCATGTGCAGTGTATTTACAAGTTAATTGGGTGCATAATATAATAATATTTTACACTATGTACCCAAAATATAATTATCTTTTGAATCTAGCCATTTCGATGATACGAGCTAGTGCCGGATCAATCTCTGTTGATTCGTTGGCGCCGACTAGCTTGCCGATGTTGTTGTTCTTTACTTTTTCTGTAGGACCAAGCTGACCTACACGCTTTTGGTTTGCGTCTAGGTCTTCTGATACATCATCGCCACCTCTGATTTTCTTAGCAAGTGTTTTTAATTTTTCAACTGCATTATCAGGGACATCTGCGTAACTATCATGTCCCATTTTCTTTGCGGCTTTGCTTAATGATGTGATGTGGCTCATCTTACCATTGTCATCACCTCGTGGGGTATGGCGTAATGTGCGGTCTGCTTGGCCCATATCAACTTCTTCAAGATCAAATGCTTTTAGATTTGACTTTTCAGTAGATTGGTTATGTGATAATGTTTCTGCTCCGGGAGCTTCAAGCATCTTGTCAGCAGGTACTGCTAAACTTTTAGTAGTTGAATCCATTTCTTTTTCTGCTACTGCTTGAGGAGCCATGCTGATAAAGTTTTCGTCAACATCGCCCTTGAATGCTTTGTCAAGAGTCTTTCTAGCCATCTTAACTGCCTGTTTAGCAGCCATGATTTTAGCAGTGTGCTGTGGCTTACCTGCATGGTCATCGCCCTTGCGATGTCCCTGACCACTATATGGGTTAGCTTCTGGACTCTTATCCATTTCATTTACATCGTTTGCAGGGGTGCGTTTGTGTTTTTGATACTCACGATTGCGATTGCGGATTGCTTCTTCCTGCTCAAAGTCTTCAATTGATGGGATCCAGCTATCATCGTCATCGTCATGCTTCTTTTTCTTGAACGGGATAACATCCCCTTCTTGAACACCGAAAAACTTAGCTAATTTACCAGTTCTCTTTTTTTCGGCATCAACTTTAATTCTATCTAAGGGTCCTGGACCAGATCCGGCAACTTTTGGTTTAGAATCGGCATCTTTCTCTTGCTTCTTAGCTGGCTTCTTGTCATCCATGTCTAATTTTTCATTAATGACACTATCTGCCCATTCTGCTAACGAGTCTACTTCTGGAACAGCGGTCTCAGACACCTTCTTATGCAATCTAGATAGAATTGGCATCACCGATTCAATTCTAGGATCCATTGTCTCTTGGACAAATAGTTCGTTGATACTAGTATCGTCTTCATCTTCCATAAGAGCAGGGGTATATGATTCAAAGTAAGCGTGATATCCACGATGACCAGCAAGTTTACTCAGTGTTTCTCTAAGGTTACCGTAGTGATTGGCACCTTCTTGCACTAGGGATAGTGCGGACTCGTTGAATTCTTTATTACGAGTGGCACGGACAAATCCAGCCATCTGATTATATTCTTCGCAAATAGATTTAATATGGTTCCAACGCTCATCATTGGGTACGCCGCCCTCAGCAATATGACGAGCATATACACGAGCAATGCCTGGACGAGTAGTAGGAGCTAGGAACCGTTCACCATCTTGGTTTTCTAAGAAAATCTTAGCAACATTACGATAGCGTTGCTCGCCTTCTTCAAGACCTCGATTATGTTGAAGGATAATTTTTACATTAGGAACTGCATCGTTATATGATGCTTTCTTGCCCATTGGGTGATAGCCCTCGCCTAATTTTTCTTTCATCTTATAATAATCCCTTTGGCGCATGTCATCGCCTAATCTATCTTTGTTTGCTAGTTCAAAGCTTAGCTGTCTACGCTGTGCCCACTGCTTTATATGCTTTAGTAATCCTGTCCAAGTATCATCATAATCAGTTCCCGGAGTAGCATTACTAGGACTTTCAGCCTGCTCATCATCGAAATAGATACAAACGTTGCTTGCATCATCAATGCTTACCCAAACTTTTCCGTAATTTTCCCCATCTTTGATAAAGTCAAACTCAATTACGTCTGCTTCCTGCGAAGCTTTAACTCGTTGATTTTGAGAATTCAAAGGCGATGGTTGATAGCCTCTTACTTTGAGAAGACTATAAAGTTCGTGGTTAAATGTTTCATTTCCGATTGCCATATGTATATTTATGCCAAATTAGCCTAAGACGGCAAAGAATGGCAGAGGCATAATAATCTCATCGTGGTCACGCATTTGACTTTCTAGGTCACCGTGATAGTCTGCTAACTGTGTCATCATACGCACTGCTAGTAGGGATGACATTACTAAGTCATCAGTGTCCCCTATCTTAGCTGCATAGCTTCCGCCGGATGCAACAAACGCTTTTAACTCACTAATAAGAGAACGGCTATGAATAGTCATCTTCTTTGATTCTAGAAGTGTTTTAAATTTAGCACAAGCAGCAAGCTTAGGTTTATTAGTAGTAGTGAATCCTCTTTTACCTTTGCCTGTTTCGCTAATGAAGATGCCAGATATATTTGATTCACCGTACTCGTTTAATGAAACAATTGCGGCTTGTCCGATCCCATTGTTTTCTACTGAGTAATATATATTGTTTGGTTCGTTAGTCTTTTCTGCAATATACTTACAAATCTCAGCAAGTAGTTTAATTTGACTAGGAATATCAGTCTTATTATGCTTCCACTCACCAATTTGAGTAGTAGTACTTGCTTCAAAGATTTGTATAGCGGCGGGGTCACCACCTGTACCCAATGAAGGGTCTAGTGCAACTACGTATAGTCTACCTTTCTCAGGTAGTTTATACCAGCGTACTTGTCCCATTCTGACATTAGGTTCTATACCCTCAAGCATGAGTAATGTGTTTGGATTGATTAGTGTTTCGTCTGCAATGATGAATTCACAACCGATTTCACGATTGAATCTGTCATCGCCGAGCTGGGCTTTCATTTCATCGGCCCATTTTTGATCACGCCCGGGCTGTTCAGTCCAATATGCTCTAAACGCTCTAAAGCCGTTAACACCTAACTCAGTAGTATTACCGAATTCGTCTTCTGTCTTGTTAGCCATCTTCCAAATAAGAGCGAATTGGTCTTCATCACTGTTTGGAGTTGAAGTGATGATTGCTTTACCACCAGTTGATAGAGTAGGAGTAATAGAAGTCCAAAACTCTTGTGCGATTGAGGGACGAACGAACGCAAATTCGTCAAGATATAGAAGTGTAATAGACATACCACGACCTGTGTTTTCAGTCGTAGTAGCAGACACGATGCGTGATCCGTTCTCAAAGTCTAGCGAACCCTTGTTGTACGTGGTTACGCCAGCTTTTATGTGATCTGGACAATTTTCATACGCATATCGTATACGCTGCATAATTTCTTGTGCACCGGTGTACTTGTGTGCTGCAATTAGAATAGTAGAGTCGGGGACAAACATCGCATACCAAAGCAAATACCCTGCGGCTGACGTTGACTTACCGGACTGTCTAGGCATCAATGAGATAGAGAAACGATAGCGATGGTACGTATCAATTAATCGTTCTTGGAACTCCCAAGGGTGATAGTTCATACTACCCTTAGTAGGGTGCTGAATGATAAAGAAGTTATCCATAAAATAAAGATAACCCGTTTCCGGATCACAACACTTCATAAAGTCATCAAGTTCTTTTTGATTCTTGAAGACCGTCTTCTTATAGGGATCTTTGATTAAGGTGGGTGTATTTGCCATAGTAATATTTATAAAAATACTCCCACTGTCAGTGGGAGTGTTTTTTTACTTGATATCTAAAGGTCTTGCTTTAGTAGCAACAATGCAGTAGTACTTTTCTTGTACCTTAGCTACTTCTTTTGGATTTTCTGGATTAGGAACATTCAACTCAAACTCAAGATTATTGAAACTATCAATATTAAAACCACACCTGATTAACAATGCAGCTAATTGATTATGTCCTAAAATACTATAATGATTCAAATTGAATTCGTGTTTTCTTTCCCCATCGGGAGCAGGAACTTCAATATAAATCTTTGAACCTTGCTTCAATACACGATTGTATTCCATCAACGAGAAGATAGGATATGGGCTATGCTCTAATGCATGGCGCAAAAAGATGAAGTCTACTGATTCATCATAGTAACCATCCTTCTGTGGCAAGAAGCTCAAATCATACTTCTTAATAGCATGTCCCTTGCCTTCACAGATAGCAATATCGCCGGGGCTTAGTGTTACGCCATGTGTATTGGTGTATTCGCGGTCTTTCATTTCATCTAAGAAATAGCCCGGGCCAGATCCTAGATCAAGAATGTGTGCATCCTTTGGTAGATTTAAAGGATCAACATAAGTTTCTACTACTTGCTTAGTAAGCTTTCTGTGGAACTCGCTATCGCCTTCATCATAGATGTGGGCAGTATAAAGCCATTCGTTATAGAACTTGAGTTTAATCAAGTCGAGGGTTTGGTTGATGTCGATTAAGTTGTTCATGAAATTACTTATGCAGTAACTAATTAGTAATTATTTTTTTCTGTGATCTTTTGGTCTAGTAGCAACCGGACTAGTTTTGTTGACACTATCTAATTCGCTACTGTCTCTACCCTTAATCATTTGCTTTGCTTGTGTAGGAGAGACCGTATTGAATGCTTGCTGCATCATAGTGTGTTCTACATCAGTGTATGGATAAGCTAGGTTATTTTTGCCAGCAAAACTTTCATCATCCATCTTCAATGCTTTGGTAGATGATCCATCTGCCATGGCTACTGCTTTCATGATTTGATTTAAGTGGTAGGTTCTGTCTGTCCCATTATCTCTGAATTTATAGGCGCCAGGTTGAGCAGTATTGTGTCTCTTAGGGACCTTACCTTTGTCCCCTTCATTTAGAAATTCGCTAGCTCTCATTTCTTATATCCCTTAAAGGGCTTAATAGGGCTTTGGTCTTGGGTGGAATCTAGTTCTTCGCTATCTAAATCACCCTTGTTCAAATCTTGAAAGGGTATTCCGGCTGCTTTATATGCTATCTTTAACATATCCTGTTCTACTTGAGTATAGGGGTGAGCAGTATTGTTTTTGCCTACCCAGCTTTCGCGGTTTAAATCAGGAATAATTTCGCCATCAGTTGATGCAACCGCCATCATAACTCTATTCAAGTCATATGTTCTATCGTATTGAGTTGCTGCAAAAATATTTAACCCAACAGTGGATTGCTGTTGGCGGTCAGATACTTTTCCCTTATTACCTTCGGTAATAAACTCGTGCGCTCTCATCGCTTATATCCTTTGAACGGCTTAAGGGTTGATTGTGTACCTGTGTTTGGTATCTCATCGCTGCCTGGCGTACTTACTGATTTTTTACCACGCTTGCCTACTTTTGCTAATGCCTGGTCAATGAGTTGTCCAATGTCAGCATCAAATTCAGAAGATACTACCTGATTCTCACCCCATGCAGTTTCCGCTTTAAAATCGTGTTTGAACTCATTTTGAACACCGTCATCGGGGCCGCTTGTTCCACGAACATCTGCAATTGCTACGCCGAATCTATACAATTCATAGAAGTCATTATTTTTCAATTCAGGAATGACATAGGTATTCGGTAGTGCGTAGGATGCAACACTTAACCCATCAGTAACCGATTCTGTTATGAACTCATATGCTCTCATTAGAATGACTGTTCAGTTTCAACATTCAAGGCATTTTCAGTAGAAATTACTGAATCTACATAACCATCTATTCCCAGCAATAAGCCGGCAACATTAGCACCTGTCCAAATAATCTGAGAACCTATGAAGTGAAAGATAGTCGTATCTTGAATTGGGTCTGCAAGTAATTGTACATTACCTCCCACTACCTGCATACTGTAAGTAGTCAATGCATTTCCAAATATTGAGGTACCTACTGCACTAAACTTTGCATCATCTAGATCTTGATTGATTTGTGCGTTTAGTTGCATACTTTGGCTATTGTTGCCAGTAGGGTCAGCCGCATATACATAAAATTGGCCTAGGGTAAATGTGTTAGCATCAGTTTCAAATATCAATTGTCCAGGAGCGTCTCCAACTGAGTAGGAGCTGCTAGTATTGATTGCGGTAGGGAAAAGGTTAGCGAAGTTATTATTGATCTTGCCAAACGCTACTCTTAGCGGATCACCTTCACCATCGTTAGGTAGTGTACCAATATTAATAATTTCTTGGGTGGACATAGTAATCTTCCGTTGTTATCTAGTATTTATCATACTAGACTCAAGATTACTTTTTGGTAGCTTCTTCAAAAATAGCTTTTTGCTTAGTATACCACTCGTTCCAACCTTCAACTTTGACTTTGCATTCGTGATATAGAATATAGTTTTCTACTACTATTTTAGTGAATTCTGTGAGTGAAGCACCTTCAGCAACTTCTTTTAAATCAGCACATTTTTCTTGTAATGTTGCCGGAGCCTCTGGAAAATTAGGTGTTACTGGAACTGCTGTAATACTGCAACCTGATAGTAGAACAAGCGGGAGAAGCATTAATTTCTTCACTTCTTGTCTCCTTCAAGCTTACTAGGATCCATCGTAGCAGCAGCATTGTGTGCGCGGATTACCTCAGTAGGAAGTGGACATTTGTTTTCGTACTTGATAACTTCGCGGTCAACATATTCAGTAATAGTCTTGCCTTTGGTGCGAATGACTTGTGTATCAGTGACGATCTTCTCAACAATTTCTACATTGGTTTTCTGTGATTTTGCTTCCGCTTTAGCTAACTTAGCTTCAAGCTCTGCTACTGCGAGTGCAGTGCTTTCTTTATACGCTAATGCACCTTGCAAGAATAGGCCCAACACTAACAAGATTGAAGACACAATCTTAATCATATATCCATATGTTTTGACGAATGGAATGCGTTGCACAAAGAATGCAATCAATAGACCTAGTACACCCAGTCCTAATACTGAGTGAATGATCCATACGGGGAGAAGGGTGAGTATCCAGTAAATGTTCATAACGTATTATTTATCAAAAAACTTACAAACCGTGTCTGCAACCGCCTCTACTTCACTATCCGAAAGTTCGGGATAGATAGGAAGACTCAACACCCCGCGAGACAATGCTATGCTGGTGCTTATCATGTCTGGCTTTTTGATAATATCTTTGGCAATAGGTAACTCACTTAATGCCTGAGGATAATGAATCCTAGATTCAATTTTGTTACCGTGTAAATACTCATGTAGCTCATTTCGAGTTTGGGTGTAGATAACAAACTTTTGATCGGCATGTTTATCAAAAGGTTCACTGAGACATCTAAAAGGCAAATCCTCAAATCTATCCAAGTAGTAATTTCGTATTTTTTCTCTGCGATTTTGCCATCTATCAATATATTTGGACCTAACCAACAAATGGGCGCATTCTAATTCACTCATCTTACTGTTAGTGCCGGGATAGTAATGTTCAAACTTGCCATTGTTCTTCATGACATTTACCCAATCATACAGTGATTGATCATTTGTTACTATTGCGCCGCCATTGCCGCTACTCGGTAAGTTCTTAGTAGGATCAAAACTGATAGCCATAGCATCACCGACTTGATGTTGGTTTACTGCTAACCAGTGCTGCGCACCGTCTACGATTGTATTAGAATAGAAGCTACGATTTGGGCTAGCACCATACAATCCTACAAAGCAGGTGTAACTGTTAAAACCATCTTCATAGTCATCATCAAACTTAAACAATCCGTTATTGTCCGTGTCAACTAGTTCAACGTCCCATCCTGTACTGACAAACGCATTCAACGTGGCGGGAAAAGTTAAGTTTGGAATGCGAATGCGCGGTGGTTCTTCTTCCCCTGCTAAAAATGACAAATCGTAATGATAGCCTGCGATAAATTCTAGTGCATGAGTTCCACTGTGAGTGACTGTAGCAAACTTACAGCCTGTGTAATTACATAGCCATGATTCTAATGCGGCAGTGTAGGGGCCATTAATCAGCACCCCTTCCTTTAAGGCATCATGGGTTGCGTCTAGCAACTCATCTTGAAGGTTATTATACTGTCTTGCTAGGCCGAAATGCGGAATTATCATTTTTTGCCCACCATTCAAGTAATCCGCCGTTAGTATCAGACCACGGACAATATTGTTCCCATAGCGCCGATGATTGTTCAGGATTTTCTTTCATCAACTTGTCTACATTAACTCTGGATTTATATCCAGCCAAAGTCCAATCATGCGTTTTTAAGGCAGTTTCTAAATCGCTCATTTAATTTTATCCTTCCAAAATGGGGAACTACGAAGATACTCATAGTATCTTTGAAATCCTTCTTCTATATCAACCTTAGGGTCAAAATCAAAGTCTTGTCTAGCAGCATCAATATTCAATGCTCCCCTGCTAGGAAAGGACGAATCCCTGTCCCTAACTTCAATTGTACCCTTGCCTGCAATTTTAACTGCTAGCTCTGCTGCTTCTAATAGTGTCCTAGAAGCTCCTCTCGTGACGTTATAGCACTTGTTGGCTGTATTGTGCGACAACGTAGCTGCTACAATGCCATCAGCCACATCGCCAACATACGAAAAGTCTAACGTTTCTTCCGAACCATTTACCATGATAGTTTCGTCACGTAACGCTGCCAAAAGAAACTTTGACACCACACGGTCTTCTACATCACAAGGCCCGTACACCGCACTAGGACGTATGACAGTATAATCAAATGCCCCTCTGTCATGATAATCTTTCACTAGCCATTCACCGGCTAGTTTCATAATACCGTACATACCTTGAGGCTTACACTCAGCATCCTCTGTTACATCATCAGCAAAGTCACCATAGACCATGCTACTACTCACATACACAAACTTCTCAACGTTGTTGCGTTTTGAAGCTTCGCAAAGATTCAACA